CCGCTCCGAACGGACGAGCCAAAAGTGACATATAAGCCACTTGCTGAATGCAATTAAATTATATCATAGCAGTGGTAATTCGTCAATATAATACGGGCATAATGCCCATTGGGGTCTTGTATTGTATATTATCTTATCGACGATATAAGGAGTACACTGAAATGATTAGACAGCAAAAAACAAAATCAGGCAGATTGTTAGAGATAGATTCTTTTCCTGTCTGGAATGATGGAAGGAGGGTAAGCTCAAGAGCACCAAAAGCTAAACCATCTACAGAGGAACAGAAGAGATACAACAAAAAACAAGCTGAGAAAAAGCTCATACGCTTAATCAATGCAAATTTTGATGAAGATGATATAATTATGCACCCAACCTACGAGCCAACTAATGCTCCACAAGATGAAAAGCAAGCTCGTAAAGATTTAACAAATTATTTCCGCAGGCTTAAAACTCGAAGACAGAAAGAATTAGCGAAGGTTAAGGAAGCTCTGAAAGCTTTGCCAGAAATAGAAATTCTTGCAGAGCAAAGAGAAGAATTGCTTAAACAAAAGAAAAAGTTAGAGACTCCTTTTAAGTACATATATGTCATTGAATGTGTTACATACAAAACAGGAGAATTGAAAGGCTGTAATAACTATCATTTCCACATAATATTTACTGGCGGTATTTCAAGAAAAGAACTTGAAGCAATGTGGCAAAATGGAATCAGAACAAACGCAGACCGTTTTCAGCCTGATAAGTTTGGACCTGAAGCTATTGCTAAATATATGCTTAAAGACCCACAAGGTTCTAAACGCTATGTCTGCTCGAGAAATCTCGCGAAACCAAAAGTCACGATTCAAGATAATAAAATTACAACTCGTGGATTGGCAAGAATCGCAAGGGAAAGATTAGACGATACAGCATATTGGGAGCGGAAATATAAGGGGTATCGCTTTGTTAAATGCTATGCAAGATACAATGAGTATAATGGGTACTGGTATATGTCGGTCATAATGTATAAGACAGACGGACAAACAGTACCACGATGGGAGGTAAAAGATTGGTTAGACGATTAACAAGTAAAGAGTTAGCTAAAAGAATCATTAAAGAGAAAACAGAAAATATTGCATTACAATGCGTAAAGTGTAGAGCAATGTATGAAATTGAGAACAAATTTTCTAATGGCTGTATTTGTTCTTATTGCGGTTCGCCTTGTAAAGCAATAGGTTTTTTAAGTCCTGCGAAAGCACATAAAAAAAGCCATACACAGCACGAAGCCGCAGAACAAGAAGCTTTATTCCGTTGGGCATCATATCAATATGGGATATATCCAGAGTTGCGGCTTATGCATCATATTCCAAACGGTGGAAGCAGAAATAAACAAGAGGCTGCAAATTTAAAAAAGCAAGGTGTTAAATCAGGAGTGCCGGACATATGTTTGCCAGTTCCTCGTGGAAAATATCATGGACTATATATCGAGATGAAAGCAGGCAAAAATAAAGCAACAGACAATCAAAGCAAATGGCTTGAAGCGTTAAACAATCAAGGGTATGCTGCTGTAGTTTGTGTTGGCTGTGCTCAGGCGGTTGAAGTAATAACAAAATATTTAAGTGGAGGAAAATAAAATGAGTGATAAAGAAAATAAGAAAATCAATTTTGAAGGCGTTTGTCCGTTCTGTGGACAGGTTTCGCTTGATGAAGAGTGTAATTGTGATGGCGCTCAAAGAGAACGAAAAATTCAAAGTCAAATACAGCGTGCTACAGATACTATTTACGAATTATTCGGTCCTGATTGCACAGAGAACGGATATGCTCCAGTTGCAGATGAAAGTATAAAACTTATGCGTGAAATTGTAGAACAAGTAGCATATTGGAAAATGTACTCTGCTTCGCTACATATTGCTAATGGAATAAAAGCAAAGATTTCGAGAACTGCAAGCGGTAAAATTAAAATTGAGCGTTCTGAAACTAAAAAGCAATCATTAGAAGTTGAAGATTAAAAACAAGAAGATGAGAGCGGAATATGGAGGTGTCTGTCGTGCCCAAACACAGAGATTTAAAGCTTGACAACATATCGAAATACAGATACAGAGAACTATATAACTGGTGTCTACAATATTGGGATTGGCAGAAACCGAAGACGAAAGAACTTTTTGTACAGTACAGAAAGAATTGTGATTTGCTCGAGTTGACATTACATCAAGCTATCATTGAGATATACGGAGATAATACTGAAATAATATATCCGATTATGCTTGAAGCAATAACAAATGAAAATGTTACATACGAATATCTGTCTATAAAAAGAAATATCCCTTGTGGAAAGTACTTGTATTGGAAAATCCGTAGAAGATTTTATTATCTATTGGACAGAAAAAAATAGTATTAGTTTATGCCGCACACTCTTGATATGGTGTGCGGTTTTTATATGCTGAAAATTAGAGTTATTGGTACATACTTTTAGTGTAAAATAGCAATAAACATAATCAAAATACTATAAAACCATATTGAATTTATTAAAAATTCGAGAGCGGAATTAAAGGGTGTTGAAATAATGGCAAGAGTTAAAGCGAAGTCTAAAGACAAAAGGTTAATCATTGCAAAAGAAATGCCTCCGCTTAGGCGAACTTTGCCGGGCGAAAAATATAGTTATAAAAACGATGAAGTTTTTAAATGGATTTCTCAAAGACCGGGATTAATTAATTATGTATTCGACAAGCTTGCAGTAAATGGTTATATTTTCTATGATTCCAAAACAGGTATGTGGCAAGGTGAAAATTATGAAGATGAAAGCGAGTAAGCAGAATGAAAGAGATTATGGAACGCATAAAAAGTAGAAGAAAATCTTTAGGATTAAGTTTTCAACAATTAGCTGACCTTACAAATATGAGCAAATCAACATTGCAACGCTATGAA